GGAACATGTATAACGTAAGTAATGATTATTTAGACGAAACTATTAACGGTAAGTCACTAGAAGACGCAATAGATTATGTAGACAGGCTAGTGCCTGCCACCCAATCAGCCAAGATGCTTGATGAAGTGGACGCGGTCAACGCGCCACGGCTTGAGTTACCTGAAACAGGTCGCCCTGTTCGGGCTAGTGAATACGGCGCGGATGAGTTTAAAGCCATTACACGTAATATGTATAAGCATCAAGCAGATGTTAGCACTCCAGCAGAAATGGTGGCTCGTGCAGAAAGAATAGAGCCCGGCTTTCAAACAGCAATAAGAAACATAACCGACGACCTTGGTTTAGTTAAAAGTGAAACCTTTGGGGTAAAACAAGTTAAAAGTTTGGAAAACAAGTTAAAACGTGGGTATGAACTTGGATCAGTCACAGACCCTATAAGAACAAGAATACTTATTAACACAGTCCAAGAAGCCGATGAAGTAGTTAATCGAATTGCTGAGATGATGCCCGTTCAAGACAGGGGATTTCAGCAACACACAACTAGCGGTTATTTTGATAGAAAGCTAAATGTTATGTATACGGACCCTAATGGAGAGCGCCTTCTTGGTGAAATACAGATAACGACCCCTGAAATGTTAGAGGCTGTAGATGGCAAGGGGCATCGTTTATATGAAGTAGAAAGGGCGCTAACAGAGCGTTATGGAGCAGAAGTCCCCACAACGCACATACGCCGTTTTGAAAACATGCAAAGAGCGCAAAAAGAATTGTATCAAGGAGTAGCTGAAAAAGTGGACCCCCGTATTGTAGAAAGCATAGAAGTTAAGCCAGATAAAGACTTTGTAAGCACGTCACCTGCCAAACAAGATATAAAACCCCCTGCTAAAAGAGACAAGGTGACTTTTAAGGCTTTTGGTGGTTCGTTAGGTGATGCTCGACAAAAATTAGGTATTACTCAAGAAAAAATAGACCAATTCAAATCTGCTAATAAAGGTAAAAAACAACAACCTGTTCCTGAAGTTATGGTAGCGGCTAAAAAACTTAAAGCAGGTGAGATATCTAGCCAAGAATACATCCAAGTTGTTGAAGAGTTTCAACCAATTAAGCCCTTAGGTGCAGTTCAAAAGAGACCTACTAATGAACAAATAGCTATGGCCCTGACCAAGAACGAAACTAACTCTGCTGGTATTTTAGGCGTAAACTTGAATATTGCCGACGGCACTATGATTTCTTCTCGATTAGATATTCCCGCTTACGAGGGAAACGACACGTGGGTCGTAACATTGCATGACGGCACAATTCAAAGTGGAAATGCTGTAGGGTATGCGCCAACGGCGGTCCTCAATGATGTTAAATTTACAACAACAAGTGCCAAAGCAGCCTTAAACATGGCTACTAAAGACACTAATAAGGGAACAATCGCTAGAATCAATGGAAGTTTTGAAAACCGCAGTCCGGCAGCCGTAGAACAACTAGCTAAAGATATTCTAGACGGAACCGCGCCTGATGCAGATGAGTGGGTAGAAGTTGGAATGAACCCTTTCCGGCACAGTTATTTCTACCGTAAGTCAGATGGAATGCCCGTTGCCAACGCGGAACAAGTAATTCAAGTAGGTCCTCTGGTCTTGGCTAAAAAAGTAAAAACCAGACCTGTAGAAAGTCCCGAACATTTAGTAAAGACCCCAAAAGGCACGACATACTTTAAAAAAGGGGGCAACGTAGAACGCATTCAAAATGAAAGAATTTACATCTAAGTAGGTAAAGCTGGAAGGCTTTCCCCAATAACCCCAAACATACTTTCAAACTTTTGTTTGCTTAATTGATCAGCTACATTAAATAACTCAAGAATAGTAATAGCCATAGCTACTTTCCATTTGTTATTTACTAAATAATAACCACCAGAGGTGGTATCAGATGTTTCACCCACTACAGCAGGTTCGCCTTGCCATTCAAAATAATGAGTAACCTTAAACACAATGTTCTCCTTTCTTGTGGTTGTGGTAGTATTATAGCATTAATTGACTCTAGGACAATACTATGCCTATAGAAAAAGTGGTAAACCTAGCTCCCGAAACGGACATCATCGAAGTCATGGAAGAGATGGAGCCGGACATAGAGATCGTCCTTGAAGAGGACGGCAGTGCGACGGTAGAGATTGACCCTCAAGATGATGACGTAGAATTCTACAGTAACCTTGCCGAGGTTATGGATGATAACGAGATGGCGCTTATCTCCTCCGACCTGTTGGCCTTGTTTGAAGCAGACAGGTCCTCTCGTGGCGAGTGGGAGGAAATGTACTCTAAAGGCCTTGAGCTACTAGGCTTGAAGATAGAGGACAGGACGCAGCCGTTCCGAGGAGCAGCCGGTGCGGTGCATCCTATGTTGACAGAGGCTATTGTTCAGTTTCAAGCACAGGCATTTAAAGAACTCATGCCTGCCGGCGGTCCTGTCAGGACGCAAACCTTAGGCAAAGAAACATTAGATAAGATCCAACAGGCTTCGCGCGTGCAGGATTTTATGAACTACCAGATCACCTCGGTGATGAAAGAATACACCCCAGAGTTTGATCAGCTTTTGTTTTATACAGGTTACGGTGGTTCTACATTTAAAAAAGTTTACTATGACGAGCAGCTTGGCCGAATGGTCAGCCGCTTAGTCCTACCTGATGATCTGTATATTCCTTACAATGGGTCAAGTGTTGTTTCGGAATGCCCACGTATTACTCAGCGTATTGCGATGGATACCAATGAATTTGCCAAGCGAGTGTTTGCAGGTGAGTACATTGATACCCCATTAGACCCACAGAATGACCCCACGGGTGGCAATCAAATCAGAGACGCTATTAATCAGACCATAGGCATCTCGCAGAGCGGAGAGCCAGAGGAAGTCTTTTTATTAGAGTTTCAGGTTGATTTAGATTTATCAGGGTTTGAGGATCTTGATGAAGACAACGAGCCGACAGGAATCAAGGTTCCTTATGTCGTTACCTTGGATGAGGCGAGTGGCAAGGTCGTTGGTATTCGTAGAAACTGGCTAGAAGACGATGAACTTAAGAAAAGACGCGAATATTTTGTGCATTATGTGTTGGTAGAAGGTCCCGGCGCTTATGGATTAGGGTTTGTTCACCTCATTGGTGGTCTCTCTAACAGCGACGGCGGCATTGCGTCAACTTCTTGACGCTGGAACGCTATCCAATTTACCGGCTGGATTTAAGGCAAAAGGCGCGCGAATAGCGGATGACGACAATCCGATACAGCCGGGCGAGTGGCGGGATATTGACGCAGGTGGCGCAGAATTGACGGCCTCACTGATGCCTTTACCCTACAAAGAGCCTTCGCAGACACTTTACACCTTGATGGGCTTTGCCGTAGACGCCGGAAAGCGTTTAGCAAGCACCGCCGACATGCAAGTGGGTGATGGAAACCAGCAAGCGGCAGTAGGAACGACGATTGCCTTGCTTGAAAGGGGCTCGATGGTCATGTCGGCCATCCATAAACGCCTGTATTATGCTCAAACACAAGAATTTGAGATGTTGGCGCATGGATTTGGTGAATATTTACCGGATGAGTACCCGTATGACGTGCCCGGCGCGTCTCGATGTATTAAAAAATGCGACTTTGACCACATGGTCGCCATACTACCTATCGCAGACCCCAATATTTTCTCTGCTGCACAGCGAATCACGTTGGCACAGACTCAATTACAGTTGGCACAAAGCGCGCCACAGATGCACAACATGTACGAAGCGTATTATCGTGTGTATCAGGCACTGAATGTGCGAGATATTGACGGCATATTGAAGGTTCAGACCAATCAAATGCCTAAAGACGCAGCTACGGAAAATATAGAAGTTTTAGATGGAAAGACGCTAAAGGCTTTTCCCGGTCAACAGCACGACGCTCACATTGCGGCGCATTTAATTATGGGGTTATCACCATTAATTCAAGCTAATCCGTTAGCCGCTGCAGAATTACAGAAGCATATACTCGATCACATTAAGCTCAAGGCTGAAGAAGACACAGAAGCAACCTTATTTGAGCAGTATGGACTTGATCCCGACAATATGATTTCTGACCTACAGCGCGAGGCAATGGTTTCCATTAAAATAACAGAGTACATGATGGAGATGAAGGGAATGCAAGGTGAATTAGCCGGCGAAGGTGGACAAGATCCAGTGGTCATGCTAAAAGCTCAAGAGTTACAGCAAAAAGCAGTTAAAGATCAGGCCGATATTGCACTGAAACAAGAAGGTATACAGGTTGATCAGGCTAGAATAGCTCAAAACGCAGCAGGCAATGAAGCACGCATTGAATCACAGCAAGACATTGCTAAGTTGCGTGCAGATGTAGCAAGGGAACGCATTTACGCACCCAGTAAACTTTAGGAGATAGAATATGCCCGGTTCAATGGCTCGTGATAAGAAAGTATTACGCAATTTAGACGATGAGATTTATCGCATTGCACCTAAGACCTATGCAAAAGGCGCAAAAGGCAGAAATGCCCGTGAAGAGTACGGTCGTGTTGATCGAGAAAAAGCATTTGAAAAGCGTCAGATGAATCGTATGGCTAAAGGCGGAGACGTTAAAAAGCAGACGAAGGCAGATAGGCTTGATGAGCGTTTAGGGAACATAGACGGCAAAGAAAGCACTAAGTCCCAGTCTTCTCGTTCACGCAGAAACGAAAGCAAAGGCATGACGGGTAG